CATTTGTATCATCTTCCAGCAGATAAGGTAACAATTTACTCAGATGATAATACTTATATAGAAAAGTTTACATATGATAATAGCATTGACTATAGCGTTAATGAGATTATTCATATTAAAGAAAACAGTTTCAACTCTATTTATAGAGGTGTACCAAGATTAAAACCTGCATATAGAACTATGCAACTACTTGGTAGCATGAGAAACTTTCAAGATAACTTTTTTAAAAATGGAGCAGTACCAGGATTAGTACTTAAATCTCCTAATACTCTTTCTGAGAAAATCAAAGAAAGAATGTTACAAGCATGGAGTATGAGATATAATCCAAACACTGGAGGAAGAAGACCTCTCATCTTAGATGGAGGTTTAGAAGTAGATTCATTATCAGAAATTAGTTTTAAAGAATTAGACTTTCAAGACTCAATAAAAGCAAATGAAAGAATAATACTAGAAGCAATGGGAATACCACCAATTTTACTAGACGGTGGTAACAATGCAAACATAAGACCAAATCATAGACTTTACTATTTAGAAACAGTGATTCCAATAGTAAGAAAATTAGGATATGCTTTGGAAAGATTTTTTGGATTTAAACTTAATGAAGACGTAACAGGTATTCCTGCTTTACAACCAGAATTAAGAGACCAAGCTGCTTATTACGCAACACTTGTAAATACAGGAATTATAAGTGCAAACGAAGCGAGAGAAGCTCTTGGCAAAGATCCAATAGAAGGATTTGATGAACCTCGCGTTCCTGTCAATTTAGCAGGGTCATCTGTAAATCCAGAAGAAGGAGGCAGACCTACTGAAGCTGCCCCAAGCGAGGAAGAATAATTATGACAAAAGATATGATGGTAAAAGCTGTTTCCGAATTTTTTAGCAAAAATAATGTTAAAAAAATGGATTTAGTTACTTATAAATCTTTTGGGAAAGATGTTCCAGTCAAAGACTATTTATTAAGAAGAGGCTTTGGTTCTTGGAGCAGATTCCTAAATGTAGTGGAAAAAAGATATCCTGTTTCTATTACTCCTGTCAAGGTTGAAAAACCTAAAGCAGCACCGAAAGTTAAAAAAGAGGTGAAAGTGGAGAAAAAAGATGTCAAAAAATAAAACTAAAATATTTCACTGGACTAATACTTTTAAAACCTTAGGCGAAACCGATGATGGTGGAATAGACATCAAAGGTTCTGCAAGTACAAATGCACTAGATAGAGCTGGCGATATAATCGAAGCTGAAGCATGGACAAAAGGTGGATTGGAAAACTATAAAGGTAATCCTGTTCTACTTTTTAATCATGACTACAACAGACCTATCGGTAGAGCAACAGGTTTAGAAGTCACTGACAAAGGTTTAGAAATTACAGGTAGAATTTCAAAAGCCGCTGGTGACATAAAAGATTTAGTAAAAGATGGTGTCCTTGGAGCGTTTTCTGTCGGCTTCAGAGTCAAGGATGCTGATTATATGACTGAAACCGATGGATATAAAATAAAGGACGCGGAACTTTTTGAAGTTTCTGTAGTGTCAGTACCTTGCAATCAGGGAGCAACCTTTTCTGTAGCAAAGTCATTTGACAATATGGAAGACTACAATAAGTTTAAAAAGCAATTTATCAAGGCTAACTCAGTTGACTCAGCAGACGCTGTGAAAGTTGAGCAGCCAAGCGAGGAATTATCCTCAAAAATGGAGACTAATATGTCAGAAGAAAAGAAAACTCCTGAAGTTTCTCCTGAGTTCGATTTGAACAAATTTGCAGCAGATGCAGCTGAAAAAGCTGTTGCTCAGTATGCAATGAAGCAAGCCGAACTTAAAGCAGCACAAGAAGCTGAAACTAAAGAGTTGGCTGAAAAGCAAGCTCAAGTAGAAGCTGAAGAAAAGGCTGTTCAAGAAGCTAAGCAGGAAGAACAAAAATCTGTTATTCAAGCAGGTTTATCTGGAGCTGAAAGACTTATGTCTGATGTTGAAAAAAGAGTTAAAGACGACTACTCTAATTTAGAGCAAGTTGTTAAAGGACTTGAGAAGCAACTAGCAGAAAAATCCGAAGAAATCATGAACATTCGTGAGTCAAAAAGAATTTTCTCAGACAGACAAAGTCAAGGCGACTGGAAAAAAGCTTTTGAAAAGGACATCATTGATGCAAAATTTGCTGGTCTAGCGACTGGTAAAGGTTGGGACAATGAGTATGCTAAGTCAGTTATGGAAAAAGTTAACGCACATTCAGGTGTTGGCGTTTCCTCAGCAGACTTCGAGCAAGTCGTTTCAACAAATATTGAAAGAGATATTCAAAATGAATTAGTCTTGGCACCTCTCTTTAGAGAAATCCCAATGACTTCTGCAAACATGATTATCCCAATCTTACCAGATGCAGGTTACGCTGAATTTGCTTCAGCTCAAACAGCTTCTGGTTCATCACCACATGGTAATTTAGCCCAAAGAGGCGACACCTATGGTGCACCATTTGGTGGGGTTGACATGGATGAAAGAACTCTTTCAACAGTTAAACTAATCTCACAATCATACTTAGGTAATGAAACTGAAGAAGATGCAATTTTACCAATTCTTCCTTTAATTAGAGAATCAATGGTAAGATCACATGCAAGAGGTATCGAAAATGCTATTCTAGCTGGTAACCACGACAACGGTGTTTACACATCTGGTGCATTTGAAGGTCTATTAGCAGCTGCTGATGGCGACAACCACGAAACTTCTGACGGTGCATCAGGCTTTGACGCCGCTGACACTGTAACAGCAGCAGATCTTCTTGGTATGAGAAAAAATATGGGTAAATATGGTATTAACCCTTCAGAAGTTGTTTACATCGTTTCACAAGATGTTTACTATAACCTTCTTGAAGACCCAGAATTCCAAGATGCTAACCTAGTAGGCGACATGGCTACTAAGTTAAGTGGTGAAATCGGACAAGTATTTGGTTCAAGAGTACTATTATGTGACGAGTTCGCTTCTAAAGCAGCTGGAATCTACGGCGCAATCGCTGTATACCCAAGAAACTATGTAATGCCAAGATTAAGAGGTGTTACAATTGAGTCAGACTACGAAGTAGCTAACCAAAGAAGAGTACTTGTGGCTTCACAAAGACTTGGATTTACTGACCTAATTGATAACGTAACTTCTAAGTGGGCATTTGCTTATAAAGGAGCCTAAGTTTAGGTTAATGGTTTTGGTGGGTTTCCTTAAACCCACCACTTTTTAGGAGAAATATGGCAAATTTAGTAACATTGAGAGAATACAAAGATTTCGCAGGACTTACAGGAGTAAGTGAAGATGCGAAATTAAATGTTATTATACCTTCTATAAGCCAAGCAGTAAAAACTTATTGCGGCACTAGCATTGTAGACTACTATTCTAGTAATAAAGTTGAATACTTTGATATACATGACAATAGCACTTATCAGATAATGGTCGACGAAAGTCCTCTTGTAAGTGTATCAGAAGTACAAGAAAGAGAAAGTCAAGCAGATAGTTATGTTACTTTAATTAGTGAAAACTCTGATGGTAGTGGTAAATACGAATACGTAGTTGATACTGAAAAAGATTTAATTTCAAGAACAAATGATACTGCTGACAAAACTTTTCCAAAAGGTAGAAAAGCAGTAAAAGTTACTTATAGAGCAGGCTATGCGTCTACACCAGCTGATTTAAAGTTAGCATGTTTTGATTTGGTAAAGTATTATTTAAAAGACGAAAGAAAAGCCTCTATGACTATTCAAGGTGCTCAGATTCAGAATCAAGTATCTACAAGTCTAAGAGAGAATATAGATTTTCCAGACCACATAAAGAGAATACTGGATTTCTATAAAGTTTATAAATAATGGCAAGAGCAGACTATAAAAAAGAATTTGATAGATTACTTGAAGAAGCTAGAAAACAAATTAAACAAGGGTTTTTTCTAGAAGAAGGTACTATATTAACTTTTACTGTAAGAGGAAGAGAGTTTATTCAAGCATATAAACAAGCAGCAAGAAATATAATTCGAGCCTCTAATCCAGCTTGGAAAACATATAATACTGATGATAGTTGGAGAGAAGCATTATTAGAAACATCAAAGGATGTTCCAAATTTATCTTTTATATATTGGGGTAACCCACAACCAAAAGGAGCTTCTTATATTCAAACTAGTAAAGATATGTTGGGTACAACCATAGCTTTTAAGCCTGGAATGTATATAGTTCAGAATAATGGTCAAGTATTAGAAATTGATTTTGTTGCTTCTACTATTGATGGAAGTTTACAAGAACAGTATGCAACTCAAGCTATATCCTTTATTAAAGATACTATTTGGGATAACTGGGTAGAAATTGTAAGACAGAAGTCTGGATTAGGAAGCAAATTTTTAGGATTCTCTTATGAAAGAGGACAACGATATAGTAAGTCTCGCCAAGCAAGATTAGGAGGAGACGGAATATATAGTGATACTTATGGAAACTTATTAACCGATGGAGGAGTAAAAGCTGCACATAAGGAATCAAGTACTAAAGGCGTAAAAGCTCTTGAAGTATTAAAACAGAATAATCCTACTATAAGTGTTAGTGGAGTAGAATTTAAAGTTTCTGAGTTTGTAGATCATTTTATGCAAGGCATAAAAATTACTGCTAGAAATAAAAGATTTCAAAGAAAAACAGGTGGAGTTAAACTTCCAGGGCAAAATCACTTAATAGAAGTAAGAATTGCTACTAATAAAAGAGAAAAAACAGATATTTCTACTATAAAAAATGAAGCAGAACTTTATTTAACAAAATGGGTATTACAAAAAGTTAAAGAAGGAGAAATACTTAAACCAGATGCAAAAACAAGTAAACCTTATAGTCAAGATTTACAAGATGCTGCTATATTAGCAATTGCAAATAAGTTTAAACCCAAAAAAACAAAAACAATAAAAATAACAAAAAATATAAAAGCTACTAAAACAAACCCTTTTGAGTATGAAATAAATGTAGGAAAAGGTACAAATTCATACAAAGGAAGAACAAAAAGAAAGTCTCTTTCTCTTAAAGGAGTAGCAAAAACTTTACCAGTTTCAAGAAGAAGTAGAGAACAATCTGGTAAACTACAAAAAGGAGTAACACTTCCTCAATTAAAAAATTATATTAATAGAGGATTACATAATGAGTTACAAAGAAATATGGGCAGACCTGCATTAAATTATGTAACAGGTCAATTTGCTAGATCAGCTTATTTACAAAGTCTTAGACCTAGTAAAACTAATTTAATTGGAGAGTATACATATCAATTAGACCCATACCAAACTTTTGAGAATACAGGACAAAAGAAATGGCCTATAGGATATAATCCAAAGCCATTAATAGCAAGAAGCATAAGAAACTTAGCGGCAAGACATGTAGAAAATAAATTTACGCTTAGGAGAGTATAATGGCAAGTATATATAGAACAGGTAGAAAGAAAATTGCCCACGCTCTTGGAGAAAAACTAAAACAAATAGATGGTAGCCATCCATATAAAATAAACTTATTTGATAATGTAGCTACCAAAATGGTTTTTCTAGATGAAATAGAACAATATCCAAAAATCTGCATAGTACCAGGAGATGAAGAAAGAGAATATCAACCTGGCGGCTTTAAATGGAGATTTTTAACAGTTACAATAAGAGCATATGTGGAACACGCAGAAGATGCTCAAGAAGAATTAGCATTATTACTCGAAGATATCGAACGAGTAATCGACGAGAATGATGCATTGGTGTATGATGACACTGTAGACCCTAACTTAAAGGCGACATCTATAACGATTGAGTCTATAAGTACCGATGAAGGAGTAATTGCTCCTTTAGGTATAGGAGAAATGGTAGTCACTGTACGATATTAGGAAACGAAAACGCTCATTAAAATGACGCGGAATCCTTTCCAAAGAAATAATAGGAGAAAGCAATGGCTTTAAATCTATCGAGAAATACCAAAGTATTT